TGACAAAAATCTACTGAAAGATACAATCTGGTTTGAAGAGGAGTTGCTTGGCAATAATGCCACCGACTTCTTTTATTCTCGACCAGTCGAGTATTCAAAAAATTCACAGACGTTCAACGCAGACGACTTGTTCTAAATGACTAATTACTATTGGCTAAATGATGACTCAAGATTATTTCTTGAGAGGGGCTATCTAAAAAAAGGTGAAACTCCAGAGCGGAGAATTCGTGATATTGCAGAGACCGCCGAAGTATATCTCGGCATAGACGGGTTTGCTGATAAGTTTGAGGGTTACATGAAGCAGGGGTTTTACTCCTTAGCTTCTCCTGTTTGGTCTAATTTCGGTCGTGATCGAGGTCTACCCATATCTTGTAATGGAGTTTATGTTCCTGACAGGATGGATGGCATTTTAGCTAAACAGTGCGAGGTGGGTATGCAGACTAAGCATGGGTCGGGGACTTCCGCTTACTTTGGCGATCTTCGCGAGCGTGGAGCATCAATTAATTCTGGTGGCGAGTCTTCTGGGGCAGTCCATTTTATGGAGCTATTTGATAAGGTTGCTTCTGTTGTTTCTCAAGGTAATGTTCGTCGCGGCTCTTTCGCGGCTTACCTACCTATCGAACATCCTGACGTAAAAGAGTTTCTTCGTATCAAGAGTGAGGGCAATGCAATCCAAGATATGTCTTTTGGTGTCACCATTACAGACGAATGGATGAAATCAATGATTGGGGGTGACTCTGAGAAGCGTCAGATTTGGGCTTTAGTTATCAAGAAGAAGTTTGAAACTGGTTATCCATACTTATTCTTCCAAGATACCGCTAACAATAACGCGCCAGAATGTTATCGAGATAAAGACATGAAGATATATGCTTCTAATCTTTGTAATGAGATTAGCTTGCCTTCCAAAGAAGATGAATCTTTTGTTTGTTGTTTGTCCTCTCTGAATCTAGTTAGATGGGATGATATTGTAAAGACTGACGCTGTTGAGACATTAGTTGCGTTTCTTGATGCGGTAATGGAAGAATACATTCTAAAAACAAAGCGTATTCCCTTCATGGAATCTTCTCATAACTTTGCCAAGCGCCACAGAGCTTTAGGTATGGGAGTTCTTGGTTGGCACTCTTACCTACAAAGCAAAATGATTGGGTTTGAAAGCATGGAGGCTAAAATGCAGAATAGTTCTATTTGGAAGACTATTCGCAATCGTGCAGATGAAGCTACGGCAGAATTGTCGCGAGGTTTAGGGGAGCCTATGTATTGTGAGGGGTATGGTCGTCGAAATACGACAACCCTAGCTATTGCTCCGACTACAAGTAGTTCGTTTATCTTGGGTCAGGTTTCTCCATCTATCGAACCTCTCAATGGTAATTATTTCACCAAAAATCTAGCTAAAGGAAAATTCACCTTCAAAAACCCTTACCTTAAAAAACTTCTATCTGAAAAAGGTCAGGATAATCAAGATACTTGGATGAGCATCCTTGAAACTGGGGGTTCTGTCCAACACCTACTCTTCCTTTCGGACAAAGAGAAAGATATCTTCAAGACTTTCGGAGAAATAAGCCAAAAAGAAATTGTTATTCAAGCATCCCAAAGACAAAAGTATATTGACCAAGGGCAATCTCTGAATATCATGGTGTCTCCGAAAATTCCCGCAAAAGAAGTTAGTGAGTTAATGATTTATGGCTGGGAGAATGGATTGAAAGGCTTCTACTACCAAAGAAGCGCTAATCCAAGTCAAGAATTAGCAAGATCTATGATGGAGTGTAAATCTTGTGAAGGATAATTTCATTTTTTTCAATAAAATGTGTAAAGGCTAATAACATGGAATTAGATTTTTCAAGAAAAATTCAGGAAATGGAAGCCGCAAAAAGAAGCGGCCCTAAGAGTTCTGCTCAAACTCCAGCTAAACCTTCTGAAAAGAAGTCTGGATCTAGCAAGAATAAATCAGGTTCCGCTGGTAAAAAAGGCGCATCTATTACCTTTTCTGATAAAATCATTACTGCTCTTAAGAATAAAGTAAAAGAGCATAACGAAAAAAATTCCAAAAAAGTCACATTAGGCCAGCTTAAGAAAATTTATCGTCGTGGTGCTGGAGCTTTCTCTTCTAGCCACAGACCCGGGAAAACCCGTGGTCAGTGGGCTATGGCTCGCGTTAACATGTTTCTTAAAATGGTTAGGGGTGGCAAAGTTAAAAAATCTTACCGTGCTGCTGATCAGGATGTAGCAAAAGGTTCTGAAGAATATTACCTTGAGAATGAGGGGGAAGCTTTTGTTGACTTTCAAGATATTGAGTTCGATATTGCTCATCTTGATTTAGTTATGGCTGGAGCTAATGAGTGGGAGCAAGACGCAGAAGCGGAAGATCTTGAGTTCTCAGACGCTGAAAAAAAGACTTTAAATAAACCATTTAGATTAAAAGATGGGAAAAAGAAGTTTGGTGTTTATGTTAAAAGCCCCAAAACTGGAAATACAATCATGGTAAAGTTTGGCGACCCCAACATGGAAATCAAAAGAGACGATCCAGATCGTCGTCGGAGTTTCAGAGCTAGACATAAGTGCGATTCAGCTAAAGACAAGACTACACCTAGATATTGGAGTTGTAAGTTCTGGAGTAAGAAACCTGTCAGTTCTATGGCTTCAGAAGAGGCTATTGCTTGGGATGATGAGGAGTTATTGAGCGAGTGGGGTTGGGATGACGAAAATTTTGCAGAGCAACAAGATTTACTCAATGCCTATCCTTTCCTGAATGAAATTAAATTAGTTGTTGAAGAAGAAGATCTTTAAAGTATAATGTAGCCATATGGCTATTGCAGGGAAGACTATAACCCTTTTTTGTTTATCTACAGATGATGAGCAAGGAGGTCTTCAAACTATCAAAGATAGTTATTCAAAATTTCCACACTTTGACAAATGCATTCTCGGAGGCTTAGAAAACGCCAACGAAGGTAATGTAAAAATCCTCGATTGCTCTCATGTTAAGAATGCTAGAGATTATAATGAGTTTATAATAAAAGATTTAAATGATCTCATTTCTACTGATTTTGTATTAATAATTCAGACAGATGGGTATATACTGAATCCACATTCTTGGTCTAATCTTTTTTTACACTATGACTATATAGGAGCGCCTTGGTATTGGTTTAATGGCGTTTGCGGTAATGGGGGTTTTTGCCTAAGAAGTAAAAAGTTTTTAGAAGAAAGTTCAAAAATTTTCAATCAATATCAATGGGATAATCCAAAATATGTTCCTCATTTGTATTCGACATGTCCCGAAGATTATTTTTTATGCATTCAAAGCAGATCAACTCTAGAATCTAAAGGTGTAAAGTTTGCGCCCGGTGGTGTTGGTCAACAATTTTCTTTTGAATATCCAATGGGGATACCCAACGAGGGTCTCCATTCATCTTTTGGTTTTCATGGCAAACATAATATAGAAGGTGTCATAGCTGTATCATGATTTGTTTATATAGATATAGCGATAAAGGTAAAGACCCAAAAGTCTTTGGACATCAAAAATCTAAAAAAAATTGCTGGGAAAATTTTTATAAACATTTTTCAGGAAATAAAATAGTAATATTTTGTGATAATTGTGATTCTGATTCTCTAAATTTTTTTAAGTCTTTAAACTTGGATGTCGTCGAGACAAACTTGGGCAATTCAAAAGGCGCAATGTTTGTATATAAGTATGCTTTAGATAATTTCCCTAATCAAAATTATTATTTCTGTGAAGATGATTACCTTCACATGGGAAATAACTTGTCTAGTTTGATTGAAGAATGCTTGGAATACTCTGATTATTGCTCTCTGTATGATCATGGCGATAAATATAGAAATTTTAGCAAGAACCCTAACCCTCTTTTAAGATCTTTGGGGGAAGCTACAGAGTTATTTAGAACTAAGTCTTCACACTGGAAACTTACAAATTCCACAACAATGACCTTTGCCACAAAATATGACGTTCTAAAAAAAGATATTGATATCTTTGAAAAATTTACTACAATGGATATACCAAAAGATTTTGAGATGTTTCTTGAGTTAAATAAAAAAGGAAGGTCTTTGGCTACCCCCATACCTTCCAAGTCAACTCACTTATCTCCCAACCATTGTGATTTAGCGCCATTTTTTAAAATATGAATACTATAGAAAACTTTTTTGAATTTTTCGTGAGTAAGAAGAGCGACATAAACGAACATATGCTCACGCTAAAAAAATACGCAGAGATGTCAGATTCTATAATGGAGATGGGTGTGAGGGAAGTCGTTTCGACATGGGCTTTTTTAGCTGGTAAACCAAAAAAATTAACATCTTTAGACTTGTATAAGAGCAAGAATATGGACCTTGTTATAAAGACTGCTAAAGACGAAGGTTTAAACTTTGAATTTTTAGTTTCAGACTCTCTTAAGATCGACATTGATGAAGTCGATTTATTGTTTATAGATACTTTTCATCACTACGATCAATTGCGACAAGAATTATCCAAACATCATTCTAAAGCAAAAAAATGGATAATCATGCATGATACAACGTTATTTGCTCATAAATGCGAGTCTTTTAATTCTATAAATTCTTTATCTGAATTTAATGAAGATTGTAAAAAAGGTCTTTGGGATGCTGTTCAAGAGTTTATAAATGACAACAAACAATGGTTTGTTAAAGAAAGGTTTACAAATAATAACGGTTTAACAGTTCTTGAAAGAAAATGAAAAAAGTTTTGATTACTGGTTGCGCTGGTCTATTAGGTGCAAATTTTTCAAGATACCTTCTTAATAAAGGTTTTAGGGTTTTAGGTATCGATGACTTGTCTGGAGGATGCGAGGACTTTTTACCAGTAGATAACAATTTTAAATTTTATAAAATTAATATTGAGTCTGAAGATATCGCGCACATCTTTAACGAACAAAAGCCTGACGTAGTTTTTCATTTTGCAGCTTACGCTGCTGAAGGCTTATCTCCTTTTATCAGGGAGTTTAATTATAGGAATAATGTAGTTTCCTCAACCAAGATAGTAAACGAATGTATCAAACATGACTGTAAGTTAATCTTTACGTCTTCTATGGCTGTTTATGGAGACCAACCTGCTCCGTTTTTAGAGTCTATGTCCCCAGACCCAGCAGACCCATATGGTGTTGCTAAATACGCTACGGAGATGGATATAAAATTAGCGTCAAGTCAGTTCGGTATGAGATATACCATAGTGAGACCTCATAATATTTTAGGAATTTACCAAAACATTTGGGATATCTACAGGAATGTAATAGGAATTTTCATTAAGAAAACTTTAGATGGAGAACCTATGATTATCTATGGAGATGGGGAGCAAACAAGGGCTTTTTCAGACGTAAAATATCTTCTACCTGTTTTTGAAAGCATGATTAATGATCTTGATGGGGAGACCTTCAATATTGGAGCAGATAAAGAGTGGACAATCAATCAAGTCGCAAGCATCGTTAAAGACATCGCAGAAAAAAAAGGCCACGCAGCAAGCATAGAGTACGGTGAAGAGCGACATGAGGTAAAACACGCATATTGCGACCACGCTAAAGCTAAAGAGGTAGCTAAATTCAATGATCAAACAAATGTTTATGATTTAATTGACGATATGTTCACTTGGGCTAAAGGTCAGCCTGAGAGAGAGGTTAAAAAAATGATTTACGAAATTGATAAAGGTATGTATAGTTATTGGAAATGAAAAAAGTAATCATCACAGGAGTCACAGGTCAAGACGGCAGCTTTATGGCTGATTACCTCTTGAAGAATACGGAGCATACTATTATTGCTGGTGTTCGTAGATTGAGCGTCAAAAATCATAAAAATATTTCTCATCTATTAGATAATCCACGCTTCAAGCTTATTGATCTTGACGTTGCAGATCAGGCTAATACAGATATAGTAATAGCAGAGGAGAAACCAGATTACTTTATTAATTTTGCAGCAAATTCTTTTGTGGGCGTAAGCTGGAAAATGCCAGTGAATCACATGGAGACTAACGCTATGGCGGTTTTGTATCAACTTGAGGCGATACGCAAACATTGCCCTGAATGCCGATACTATAACGCTGGCTCCTCAGAGGAGTTTGGAGACGTTTTGCATTCTCCTCAATCAGAGTCTCACCCTTTGCGCCCAAGAAGCCCTTATGGTGTTTCTAAGGCTAGTGCGAGACATATGGTAAAAGTATGGAGAGATTCTTATCGTTTATTTGCTATCCAAGGATGGTTATTCAACCATGAAGGAATTCGTCGTGGAGAAGAGTTTGTCACTCGTAAAATCACAAAGAACGTAGCTCGTATTCAAAAAGAATATGCTAGCGGAGAGTTTAAACCTCTAGAATTGGGCAACATAGATGCCATGCGAGACTGGAGTGATGCTGAAGATTTCGTCGAAGGTATTTGGTTGATGCTTAATCAAGAAGAACCTAAAGAATACGTCCTTTCTTCAAATGAGACTCATACTATTCGTGAATTTGTCGAGGAAGCTTTTAATTTTGTTGGCTTTGGTTCTGAGAAGTGCCGTTGGGATGGTCATGGAGTTAATGAAAAATACATGCATGAAGATAAGATTTTAATGCAGATCAATCCTGAATTCTATCGTCCTGCTGAAGTACACTTGCTGTTAGGGGATTCTTCGTTGGCAAGAAGGGAGCTTGGTTGGGAACCTAAAATTGATTTCCTTGAATTAGTCAGGAAAATGGTTGCAAACGACATTGATGCATATTAGTATACCTCTATGCCAAGAGGTAAAAAGCAATGCCCTAGCTGCGAAGCTTTATTAGGAGTAAGGACTTCTACGTGTGATTGTGGTTACGTCTTCCCCGAGAAGAAGAAAGACGATGAACCAAAAATCAACAAGAAAGAAATATTAAAGAGGCTTGTTTCCGAGCCTTCTAGTAATAAGCGTATGTTCTACATGCGCGAAATGAAGATGTTGAATGATCTTTGCGAGAGGTACTCTCTTGAGTTCATGAATGTTATGACTTTCTTCAAGAAGCTTGATTCTCTGTCTTATTTGGTTAGCCCCAAGCTTAAAGATACTTTGGATAAAAAATTTAGAGCCTTCAATTATAGTCTTGACAAAAACAAGTATCCTGAGTATTCTCTGGGCGAGAAGATTGGGGATGACAAGCCAATCGAAGTCAAAAATAAAACAATTAAGGATTTTTTAAATGAGTAAAGTCACCAAAGAAGCGCAAGATGATCAAAAGTTAATGGGTAGTTTTTTAAAAGCTAATAAAGAGGACCATTACAATTTTGAAGATGAGATTAATTACAAAGTATCAAGTGGTTCACTTCAATTTGACCTACAGCTAGGAGGGGGTTTCGGACCCGGACTTCATAGATTTGTGGGTATGAATGAAGGAGGTAAGACTTCAGAATCTCTTGAGGTTATGAAAAATTTCTTGAAACAAATCCCAAATTCTAAAGGTGTTTTTGTAAAAGCTGAAGGAAGACTTTCTCCAGAAATGAGGGAAAGGAGCGGTGTGAAGTTTGTGTATACCGCTGAAGAATGGGTTGATGGCACTTGTTTTGTTTTTGAATCTAATATTTACGAGACTGTTGTAGAGCTTTTCCGAGAGCTTGTTTCTAAGAACGATAGTAATAAGAAATACTGTTTCTTGTTGGATTCTGTCGATGGCTTAATCACTAAAAACGATATCAATAAGAGCTTCGAAGACTCGGCTAAAGTTGCTGGGGGTGCAGTTATTGCTGGCACATTTATGAAGAAGATGTCAATTGCTCTCGCAAAAAGAGGTCATATGGCAATCTTTATTTCCCAAGTTAGAGCTGATATTAAGCTTGACCCATATTCCAAAGCTCCAGTCAGACAGACTACAGCTACTGGAGGAAATGCTTTGCTACACTTTGCTAATTGGATTATTCAATTCGAAGCTAGATACGCTGGAGATAACATTCTAAAGAATGCGTCGATTAAGAAAATGGACTCAAAGAATCCTGCTATTGGTCATATCGCTAAAGTGGTAGTTAAAAAATCCCCCAACGAGAAAACCAATATGGTAGTGAGCTATCCAATTAGGTATGGCCGTAAAAATGGTACATCGATCTGGGTAGAAAAAGAGATAGTTGATTTACTATACGCTTGGGAGTTTGTTAAAAAAGCTGGCCCTTGGATTTCTTTTACAGAGGACTTTAAAGAATTGATCGAAGATACTGAATTCGAAATCCCAGATAAAGTTCAAGGAGATAATAAGCTTTTTAGCTTTATTGAAGAGAATCAAGATCTGTGTGATTTTTTGGTTACTTATTTTAAGAATGCTATTGGTGAGGTTTCATGAAGTTCTATGATTTGTACAACAAACAAAGGAACTTAAAAAACCCCAAAAAGTATTTAATAGACTGGACTGCTGGAAGCAGGAGTAAATTTCAAAAAGGTGTAAAAGATTTCTTAATGCCTTATTGGGAACATGATATTGTTTTCGAGGAGTTCCGAATAGTAGGTACGAGATTGTCCCTTGACTTTTATAATGCTAATAAAAAAATAGCTATTGAATTCTAAGGTGGTCAGCACATTAAATATGTAAAGCATTGTCATAGTAACAGGTTAAAGTATGTTGAACAATTAAAAAGGGACAAAAAAAAGCTAGACTTCTGCGAAA